GCCAGTAGTTCCTGTTCCGTTTGCACGAGTTACTGGAACACCAACACCAATTGTTCCTGATGTCTGTAAACAATTATCAGGCTGTATTGTTAATGAAATTGTCAATGCTTCTTGAGTTCCATAGTTGTTAGTATCATAGTCAACTTTTTGTATATAGCAACCATAACATTCCCATGTTTCTAAAACATTTGGAGTGCTTGCACCGTTGCCGCCGTCTAGGATTTCTAAACGAAGAGTAAACTTATAATCACTGCCTGCGGCTGCAGATGCCTGTTCAAAGAAATCAAATTGTTTCTGCATCTGTTCGCCAACTAACTTAGAAACGCTGCCAGTAACATCGTCACGTAGTTTAATTGCCATAGCTTCCCACGTGCCTTTACCAGCTAAGTGGAATACTGAATTATAAACTTCAATTGGGATGTCTTTGAAGCTGGCTGTAGGTCGTTTAGCTTCACTTACTTGTTTGGTAAGTTCAGTAGTAGGAGTTGAAACGCCAAAGTTTTCAAACATCACTCTAAAGCGATATTTCATCTTTGGCATCAACATACCTTGTGCTGATGCGCTTTGATCAGACGCTAGCGGTACTGTAAATCTTGATAATGTTGCAATTGCCATTTTAATATTCCTTTAATTATAGACCTTTGATCTCGCCAGTGTTCTTCAAGCGTAGCGGAATGTAAATAAATTCTACTGCTTTTACTGGTTCAATAGCTACATCAAGGTATAGTTCACTACGATCAATTCTTGCTGGAGTATTGTTACTTGTATCACAAACTACAATGTAGTCGTATAGAGCACGTTGTCCAACTAGTTCTAACAATAGACTTTCAGCCGCTTGTTTAATTTCATCTCTAGTAATTTTGTCGTTTGGTTCAAACACGTATGGCTTAGCCAACTGGTTAAACTGACGGCGTAAGTAAATTACTAAACGTGCAACGTTAATACGATCTAATGCACTAGCGTTACGAGCGCGAGTATATTGTCCGTAGTTAACAAGACCGCTACCAACAATAAATGTTAGCGGGTTAACCTTGACACTGGCTAGTGTATCACGTTGTCCAGTGTTTAATGCAACTGATTGGAATTCACCTTCATCAGTAATAAAACCAACTGCTGTTGCGTTAGTAATACCACCACGACGTGTTCCTGCTGGAGCAAACCATGGATAAGCAACTTGGTCGTTTAGGGCAATAGTGCGTAGCATCATGTGGCTTGGAGGAACAACAACGTTATTACCAATGTTGTCGCTTGTAAAACCCCATGGATAGAAAATACCTAAGTATTCGTCACTGCTGACTAGGCCGGCATCATTATCTTCTAAGGCGCCTGCTTGGTTAGTACCCCAGTTTAACAATGATGTTGCATCAGGTGTTAACCTTGGTGGAGTATCTCCTACGATGAACGCTGTTAAACCACGATCGTAGTTCAAGCTGATCATTTCGCCAATTAGCTCTGGATATCCTGGGCAAGCTAACAGGTTAAACACACGTGATTCTTCATCACGGATCTGTTGGTTACTGTTAACTAGAGCTTGTAGTTTCTGTACTACTACTTTACGTTGTGCCTTGCGACCAAATGTTCCAGCGCCGTTTTCTTGGTTGCCAGCTTCTGACAACCAACGATGTGGATAATAGTCAGACATTAGTTCGTCGTTAGCAGTTCTAAAGTTACGTGCAAGAATGTCTACGTAGTTGCGTACAAAACGTTTAACGTTGAATCCTGAACGGCGTAGGTTCCACATCAGCATACCCTTTGGATATAGTGCTGGATCTGGACAGTCAAAGTCAACAAAGTTATTGTCTAGTAGTTCTATTATAGAACTAGCAGTTTCAACACGACCTGTAGTATTCCAACGTGCATCTGCAAACAAAATACCGTTTTCAGTTGATTGATCTGAATTGTCAACTAATGCCCACTTTTGAGTAGCATAGTTGAATTTGTAAATCATCGGAAAGTTTTCTAGGTCGCTGGTGTCAATCCATAGATCACCGTTAGCTAGGGCTGTTCCATCGCTTTGTGTTAATGGTGCAGTAGCACTAACCATTGGACCTTCTGGATCTGTACGATCGCCACCGCCTTGATTCTGAACTAAATTATTATAGCCAACCCACTTATCACCGTCATGAATCATCATGTCAACTTCGTCGATTAAGCTATTATACCATAGTTGTCCGTCAGCAGTTAAACTCTTTGGAGAATCTTCTCCGGCAGTATATGTTAAACCTTTCCATAGAGTTGCCACAAAGTGTCCTGCGGCTCCATCTGGATGATTATATAAGTTTGCAGTTGGTGCTGAACCTGATGTGGTAAATCCTGCATCGCGGAACGCATCAGCAGTACCGTCAGTGATATAAATTTCACCACCTTGGTTGTGCTGAATTACAATTCTGTTTGCACTGTCAACACTGGCTACAATACTTGTTCCAACTGGCATAACTGCGTTGATAGCCGCGGCAACTGTTTCAGCATCGTCAACTGTGCCAGCTGTAGTAAATGTAACAGTTACGTCTGCACTCAGTGCGGTTGAACCTTTGATGCTTTCACTGATAATAAAACTGCCTGCACCTGCAGAGAATGTTCCAGAAGCAACTACTCCTGAAACAATCTTAGTTTCGCCTGCGGCTGTTCTTCTGTAAATTTTAAAATTAGCTTCAATATCTGCACCAGATAATTCAAAATCATTAAACTTTGCATACAATGTGCCTGTAGCTAAGTTGATTCCGCCACCGCCTGCATCTAAGCTAGCCAGCGCAGAATGTCCGTTAGCATACAATGGGCATTTGATTTCTTCCCATGCGGCTGTTGAGCTATTGTAACGCTTTACTCTTACACTTGCGCCTAGGTTAGGTTCGGTAGTCTTAAACCAAACTGAGCCTGTTGGGCGAGGATTTGTGTCTGTTAGTTTAAACAATGGCACACTGGTGTGTGCTGATATTTGTAGCTTTGGAGCATAGTATGTACCAGTCTTGATACCTACTGGACTAGCTGTTGTGCTTACGCCTGCTAGTGTTCCGCCAACTGTTAGTACGTCAACATCACCGTTTAGATATAGTTCTAGTTTACCGTTAACTGCGGCTGCTGTAACACCTACAACAGTTGAGCCAATTGCTGAAACTAATGTAGTTAGGTTTGTTGCACCGGTAATGCTTGTGCTGTTTAACACTAGTGTATCTGCTGAACCAATAGTTAGCAGGAACTTTTGTGCCTGCTACTGCTGGCCAGCTCTTAGTCCAATCATTTGAACCAACTTGCTTCCACTGACCTGAACGGTTTTTATAAAATAATTTGTTTAATGTTGTAGTGGCAACAATAGCGTAGTCGCCATTTGCACCAACTGAACCCTTTGGAGCTCCGTTAGATACTTTAGTAGTATCAGTAATAACTATAGGAGTCTTTGATACAAAAGTTTGTCCGTCTGTTACGCTGGCATCGCTAGCATTCCATTCAAAAATACCAAATGATGTGCCTGCTGTATCAAACCAATGTGTGCCGTTAACTGGGGCGCCTGCTGGAGCAGATGCAGATGCATCTAGCTGTGCTAAGTCAATGTCAGCTCGCACTACAAATGCGCGATTGCTAACACCTAAATAACTGTAAGCAGTTTGCAGGCCGTATTCGTTTTGTTCGCCTGCGTGGATAGGGTTATTATTCGCATCTGTCTTGAAAATAGGCGTGCCAAATGTGTCTGCAAGGTCTTTCTGACTAGTCAGTAAATACACCTGCCCAGCAGTTGCTTTAGCTGTTCCTGGAGCAATTCCAGATCCAGATCCATTTTGCTTATTCTCTTCAGAGGCAATAATAATTAAGGGAGTTGTACCTGGGGCAGCTGGTGTATAGAAACTCTCATCTATTACGCTAACGCTTACGCCTGG